TCTACATTGAATGATAAGATCTTAAATCTTACTATAGATAAGCTAGGTCAAAATAAAATAGTTAAGATTGTGATTAAAGATTTACTAAATAATAAATCATTTGATAAATTAGAAACTTTAAGTCGTGACCGTGGCACATCCTTAGATGTTTTACTTAAGTCATATAATTTATATGCTGGTGATAAATAATATTTTAAAATTGATTTAAAATATTTAAAAATTAAATCATATAATTATAAAACCATAAATGGTAAATTATCAAAATAGTAAAATTTATAAAATTATTGATAATACAAATAATAATATTTATATAGGAAGCACTACACTTCAATTAAATCAAAGATTAGGAGAACATAAAAGAAGATATACATATTATCTATCTAATAATGAAAATAAAAAATACAATTGTTCTTGTTATGAAATTCTTAAAAATAATAATTATAAAATAGTTTTAATTGAAGAATTAAATTGTAAAGATAAAAATGAATTAAGATATAAAGAAAGATATTATATCAATAGTTTAGATTGTATTAATAAAATTAAAAATCCTATTAGAAGTATAGAAGAAAAAAAAGAATATGAAAAAAAATGGGTAAAAAATAATCCAGAAAAACTTAAAGAAATTCAAAAAACATATTATGAAAAAGTGAAAAATAAATTATGTGAAAAAAGAAAAGAAAAAATTATTTGTGAATGTGGTTGTGAAGTAACAAAAGTAAATATATCAATACATAGAAAATCTAATAGACATAAATTACTAATGGAACAATTAGAATAAAATATATTATATATTATATGAATCCAAAATTTTTAGATAAATCAATATATATTAAATCTAAAAAAATGGCTGATGAAAAGTTTGAAAAGAATTCTGCTTATAAGTCTATGTATTTAGTAAAGACTTATGAAAAACTTGGAGGAAAAATTAATCCTAAATTAAAGAATGGAAAACTTAATATATGGAATAAAGAAAAATGGAAAAATTTAACTCCTTATGCATTAGGATTAACTAATAATAAATTTAAATATGAATGTGGTGATGCTCCTATTAAACAAAATAAGATCCCTAGTATATGTAGACCTACTAAAAAAATTAATAAAGATACTACAACATTAGCACAAGAATATAATAAAAAACAAATTATAAAAGCATTAGAAATTAAAAAAAAAGGAAAAAGAATAAATTGGGACAAATTATAATTATAATTAATACATATTATAACATAAATATAATAAAAAAAGCTATTTATCTTATTATTTAATCATTATAATTTAAATTATAATGGGTAAAATACATTAAAAACGCTTAAATAGCATTAAAAAAAAAGAAATTATAATATAGTTATGTTGGGGTTAATTGTTTTAATGTTATTTTTTTTAAATTGATTTTATATTTTAATAAATAAAAATGAAATTAAAATCAATCCTAGATTATGAAGGTTTATATAGTTTAGATTTAGATAATAATCAAGTATATTCACATAGGTCTAAAAAATATTTAAAAATAACTACAAGAAGAGATGGGTATAATATTGTATCATTATTAAATAATAAAAAATATAAAATTATATATTTACATAGATTAGTATATGAAATTCATAATGGTTATATTCCTACTACTATGTTTATAGACCATATTGATTTAAAAAAAAATAATAATAATATTAATAATTTACGATTAGCAACAAATAGTCAAAATCAAATGAATCGTAGAGTTGGAAGTAATAATAAATTAGGAATTAAAAATATAAAATTAACAAATTGTAAAACATATCAAGTCACTATTGCTAATAATAAACAAGTTTATAATAAAAATTTTAAAACATTAGAAGAAGCAATTGAAAATAGAAACATACAATTAAAAAAATATCACGGTCAATATGCTAATTTAGATTAATCACATAGCAACAGTTAAACTTCCATTAGGCTGCATTTGATAAAATGCTTCAACGATCGCATAAGTAGTAGCTTCACAACCACCAGCAGCTAATACAGAATGCGTGAATTCTAATACATTAGGAGAACTATTAGCACTAGTATTTAATCCAGTCATGCGTAGCATATTGTCATCGAATTTTTTAAGACTTACAGCTAATAATCCTTTAGGAACTTCTGTTGATTTAGAAGTAGCAGCTCCTCCGAAAGCTTCATTAAAAGAACCTTGTAATTGATGACGAGATACATTAGCTTCCGAATATGGTTTGCCGTCTCTAGCTAAAGCTTTAATAGCTTCTTCATAAACACGACCAAGATTAAGACCGTCTTCAGCAACTGCAAGATTTATATCAGAATTAGGGAAATTGACTCCGTTAATTCGATATACCATGCGAGAGACGCTTCCAGTACCATCATTAAAACCGTAAGCACCATTAGAGTATTTAGTGAGTTCAGAATTTACACCAGCATCACGTAGAGCAGTGACTAGACCAAGACAAGATAAGGATCGGTCGTTAATTTGTAATGATTTAGTTCCTGCACTGTTTGCGACAGCGTTGATGTAAGTTTTAGCAGTAGTGCCACTCCACATTATGCCACCAGCAGCTACAGTTTGTCTGTAAGCATTCATAACGTCAGCATTTTCAATACGATAAACTGGAGCATATAATGTCGGCTCAGTTAAAGTCCAAGTAGGAGCTCCAGTTGAAGCGACTATAGCCTGATTATTATTTGCCAGTGTCAATATTAAATCGAGTTCTACAGCTCCTTCCGGGATGGCTTTGTGATGATGATTTTTTAATAGACCAGATTCTAATTGAATACAGAAGACTTTAGAATGTGTAGCAGTAATACCTTCACCAAGAGCACCAACTTCACATTTAGAAATTTTACCAGCATCACCAGCATCACCAGTATCTAATGATTTAATTTCTAACTGTGCTGCTCCAGATTGAGATGCATTTTTAAATACTTTAGATAAATCACTGTTGTAGGTCTGCTGAATAGAAGCATATAAACCATATGAGTTGATTTCTTCTATCACAACTCCATTGGCTTCTATACGCATTCTATCTATGAAGGAAGCAGCAGATGTATCAACATGACAATCATTAGCAGCAGTAGTAATTTTAAATTCTAAATAATGTTTATCACCATCAAGAAAACCCTGTGCCGAAACACGAAGACGAATTTGGTTAGAGCCCGAAGGAGTGAAACTTGTACCATTGATCGAACTAAATCGTGCTAATGTAGTGGAAGCCTGAATAGCAGTGGCTGATTGTAATCCGTATCTCATACTTTTCGGAATATTTGCATTAGAAATATCCATATTTATATAATACTATAATAGAAAATAATTTCGGTTATAAATTTAATTAAAAATAAATAAAATTAATTAAAACTTTCTTAATAAAAATTTTAATTAATGTTTTTTATTATAAAAAAATAATATTATTATATATAGATAATGAAAGTTATTAAAAATAATATTTTACATAGTGTTCCTGTAGTCGCACAAAAAGTAGATGACTTATCAGATTTGCCGTATATACCAGCTGATCCATTACCAAAAAAATCGTTTGCCATGTATATTGTCGGATTTAGTAGTTCAGGCAAAACGACTTTATTATTAAGTATGTTATTATCACATCCTACAAAAAAGAAACCAGATACACCAAGATTCTATTATAGATTTTTTGATAAGATATTTTTGATTAGTCCTAGTAAAGATACTTTGCCATTAGAAAAATTAAAAATAGATGATTCAAGAATATTTAATAAATATAATAATGAAGTGATTGAAGAAATTATTTATAATGAAAAAGAAGGAGAAAATCTTAATAATGTTATAGTGATAGACGATAGTATTAAACAGGTTAAAAATAATTCAAGATTTCATTCTATTATACTCAATAGAAGGCATTTGACCCAGAATCCAGATGAAGATAATCAAGCAGGACTTTCTATTATAGTAATGTCCCAAAAATACAATGCCGCTGATTTAATAACGAGGGTCAATATGTCCGATATAATACTGTTTCGGACTGAGTCCAGTAAAGAACGCGATGCTATTAAGGAGGAGCTAATGTCTGATTTAGATAAACCTATTCAAGACAAATTATTAAAACTAGCGTGGAAAGACAAATATTCTTTTTTATATATTAAAAATTATTTACCTACAAAAGATAGATATTATGTTAGATTTGATAAAGTCATATTTGATAATAATGAAATTCATTTAGTAGATGAAGAAGATGAATTAGAAATTAAATCACATATGGAAGAAGAGAAGAAAGATGATTTAAAAAATAAAAAATAATTATTAAAAAATTGTATAAGTTAATGTTGATTTAAAATCATCATATGGTAGATCTAGTTCAGAGTATTCATACCAGGAGAACAATTTGTTTTCATGTTTATAATTTGATTTTAAATAAAAGTAGAATAAATGATTAATTTCTTTTTCATTATGATTTAAATCAAGTAATATTGTTTTATATTTTTTCATAAGTTTTGCATTTTCTACAATATAAATCATAAATAGATTCGTTATTTCTACATTATCTAAATCATTATATTTTTCATAATCTAAATCATAAATTTTTGATTTAAATTTTTTGATATATTTTTTTAAATCATTAATCATATTAAAATTTACATTTTCAAAATTTTTCATTATTAATATTATTATGATTTAATTTTTATGTATTTTTTTTATATTATATATATTATATAAATGTGTTTATCAGATAAATATATATTAAGATTAACTAATACTGTTGTAGGAAATCAACCAGTCAGATTAAATGCTAATAAAAATGGTGTTTCTATTACAATTCCCAATTATTTAGTAGGAAAGGGTAAATGTAATATTAAAGTAAATGATATTAACGTACAATTACGAAATGATACAGCCACTCGTGTAGTTCCAAATGGCACACATTTAGTTTGTATTAGATCTAATATTCCTAAACTTGGTTACAATAACGAAAATAATGGAGAACCAAATATTTTAGGGACTGCAGTAATTGAAACAGATAATGTAAATGCTGTAAAAATTGATAGTAGTTCTTCTTATGAATTTACATGTCCTCAACTTCCACAAGAAATCTTTTTAGAAAGAATGTGTTACAACATTACTGGGTCATTTAATTTAGTCCCTGCTGTAAGCTATACAACAGCTGCCGTTCCTTTTCAAGTAGATTTGGAAATTGAATTTTTTGAAGACCAAAAAGATAATAAATAAATATATATTATAAATATTTTTTTTTATTATATAATATTATAATATATAATGTCTGATATTAATAAGTTTGTTAGAGATGAAAATCTAAAATTATATAATTTACAATCTAATATGAAATTTAGTGAAAGGATTAGACTTAGTAAAAAAATAGCAGAAATAAGATTCTTATTAAATTTATTAAAAACTGCTGATTTAACAAAAAAACAAAAAGACGATATTAAAAAAGATATAGAAAAAGCGACTGACAAAGCAGAAGATGAATCACAATCAGAACGGGAACGAGAAGAATTAGCTTTTGCTGTCACACCACGAGTTAAAGCTAATCAAACAGAAGTTCCAGAATTAGTAAGGAAAAAAGCACTAATGGTTAAAGCATCTACACTATTTCATGATAATAATCAAAATGCTTCTGATGTTGATGATTTTTTAAAAAATAA